CTGAGCTTGCGTATGGTGCTCAAGCTAGCAGACCTTAAGAAGAGTATGCCCGGCAACTGGCGTGCTGTTGCAGAGGTTACATGTATGCGTAGAGCATAACTGTAGCAGGGCTAGGCCCTGTAGAGTACGCTGTAAGTCCGATTCGCTCCCGGCAGTGTATTTAGCAGGCTGGCCCGTGTAAACACTGAGAGGTGTTTCAAATCCTAACTGATACGATTCGCTCCCGGTAGGTTAGGATTTTTTTTGGCCGAGGCGACCGGTGGTGAGGGGCGATCGGAGAGGTGGTCGGGGCTTTATATATTATATTATTAGTTGTTATTATACAACACTTAGTGGTGCTAAATCACCAGGCAGAAAGCAAAAGTACTCCACCTAAATTTTTTGCGCGGCTATTTTTTTTACTCTGCAGGACCCATTTCGGGCTGTAGAGTCTATTGTGTTCTCTTCAAAAACCTCTACTACGAAGTAGTGCGCTAGGGCGTAGCCACTAGTGTTGATATTCTACTACCTTTAGCTAACGTAGCTGAGCCATCCCGTTATAATCCACTTATGTTCACTAGGACTAGCAATGCCACGATGCATGTGTGTCCATGAACTAGGCCAAATCACAGTTAGACCTTTTCGGGGTTTGATCTTCAGCTTTTGATACCACCATTCCGTTTCACCCTGATCTTCCACAGTATTCAAATAGGTCATAAAGACCAAATGACGGGCAGCGTACACTGCTTTGGCACTAGATCGTTCACAGTGCCACGAGTGGAATCCTTCATGGGGAGCATAGTGCTGTATATTAACGGGTTCAACTGCTGTCCACGGGCTTCCAAACGTTGCCCATTTGTACTCATTAACATAGGCATCTACCACGGTTCTTAACTCTTGCATATACTCTGGTAAAGGCTCTATGTTCCACGGTACTCCAATTTCAGTACATTCTTTATGCTGAGCTTTAACAGCATTTTTATCTTCTGTGGTTGCATTGTCTTCTACTTCACCACGACGGTAGTACTGTGGATTGGCTGTGTAGAACTCTAATAAGCGATCGCATACTTGTTCGCTTATCATCTGTTGCGTGATGAATGTTGGTTGCATTGAGTATTTAACTGCGTAGTTTAAACGAGAAAAATTTTGCTTTAGGCGCTTCGCCGCTTCGCGGCTACGACTCTGGTTCCGGTTTAAGCGTAGAGATAGTTGACTGTGCTCTCGTTGTCAGCCAGTATACTAGCACCGTTGCTCAAATGAAACTTACGTGCCATTTCAGTCTTTGGGCTTAGAGTCACAAATCGTGTGATGGTTGGACGAGTTGATTCTATATGTGCTCTAGCAGTTTGAATCATTCTACGTCCCGCACCCGGAGCATATGACCAGATTGTGTAGAAAGCTGCCACGTTGTTGCCTGTTTGACCCAGTTCAGTTTCTGTAGTGGGAACAGCGGCCAAATAGGCTACACATACCACAGCTTCAGGCTGATTGGTTAGATCGTTGAGCAGGACCAGGATTTCAGCATGATCGTGTACACGGCTAGCAGTGGGAATGGCGGGACGGACTGGATCATCTCTGACCAAGTCTATCAAAGGATCGTTGAGATCCTGGATGATTTTCAACATGATTCGCTACCTTAAGGTTATTATACGTGTACTTATCTTTTTTATGATTAAACTATGATTACAGGTCGTCAGTGGGTAAATTATTGATCAACTGACGTAGCTTTGAGCTTTCAATCTGTGCCGTAGGTCGTTTAACAGCCAATCCTGCTAGAGGATCATGTCCATCACGGGGTTGTCCCCGTGCCCAAGGTTCAGCTGTGGTAGTACTGGATCTCTGTAAGCTGTTCAAGATCTGATTGCCTTTGCTGACAGGGGCGGAGTCATTGTCACCGCCTGATTGTCCTTCTTCACCGGGATCTGTGATCCTTAGAGTATCAATATTAAAGTCCAGGTCAATCTTCATGCCCACACCTGAGCTACTACGAGTTTTCATCAACTGTATTTGATACTTGCCCCGTTCACGCATGGCTCGGCTGGTAAAGATACCAAAGACATTATCAGCAGTTTGAATCTTGCTTAGTCCACCTGAAATATGACTGTGATCAAACTCAACTTCTTCTACAGCACCGCGATTCAACTGTGCGGCTGTGACCAGCACACACTGCTTTTCCACTGCTAGATTACGCAATTCTTCACTAACGTACTTGTCCTTGATAAACAAGTTTTCCGCAGAGATCTTCTTACTGATTGGCATGAGCAAGTCTAGATAGTCCAACAAGAGAATATCAACCTTACGTCCCAGTTTGATTTCATACTCTTTCAAATAGCTGCGTACATCGTTGGCAGTTTTACCCGAGGGCAAGTATTTGACTTGATATGTACCAGACTTCTTACCAATGACTCTAACACGCATTTCAACTTCATCAATCTGTTTGAACACATCACGTGATGGGATCTCTGTGATCATTGAGTCTACACGCATTGACACTAGTTCTTCACTTAGTTCAAGTGTTAGATACACCACATTCAATCCTTGCAAGGCCCAGTTTACACCCAAGTTGGCTAAGAACAAACTCTTGCCCGCACCCGAACCGCCTGCAAAGATGTTTAGTTCTCCGCGATTAAATCCTCCAAACAAGCGTTTGTCCACAGTATCCCAGCCAGTCTTTAACTGTCCGTTATTGTCTTTGATCTTCATCAATCGAGCACGTGGATCTAAGAAGTAGTCAGTGCCCAGATCTTTAGTCAAGCCAACTTGTACTGCCTTCTTGACCAGTTCTTCTACAGGACCGTACTCGCCCTTTTCCAACAGATCAGCTGAAGCTAGAATAGCCTTCTCTAGACCCTTGTGTCGAATAAATGTTTCAAAGTCTTGTAAGAGCCAATCATAGTGTTCTTCTTTGAGTTCGTCAGTGAACTTGAATGTAGCACCAGTGGCTGCATTGACAATGTCATAGGTGGGTAGTACGTTATGCTCTACTACATAGTCATTGATAAACTTAGCTGATGGTTGTAGCTTGCGATCAAACAGTTCATGGTCAAAAATGCTTTGGCAACGAACAAATGTTTCTGCATCACTCAGCATCATTTCTAAATAAAGTCGTTGGATATCGTATCCGTAGTCTGCGTTTTGTCTTGTGGTCATTTAGTTATTATACTTTCTTTATACATTAATAGCAATGTGTTTGACTGGATCCCATCGGTATTGCCATTCTCTTTGTCGGGTGTGGTACAGCACTGAGCCGATGGCACTGCTGGGATCTCCGGGGTTAGGTAAACTCCATCGATACTTAAACGCAGGTTCCACAAATCGCTTGTTGGCATCCGAATTCATGGCACAACCGCCCATATAAACTAGGCAATCGGAGTTGACTAATTTCCTAGCTTCCATCATGATCATACCAACTTGCCCTTCAAATGCATCTTGTACTGCGGCTGCAATGTCACATTGATCCTGTAGTGTTTCAATAGGGTAGGGCCAATTTTGTACACCTCGATGCAGATTATATTTTAAGTTAAGTGTATTGCTAACATAATCATTAACTTCTTTAAAATAACGTTGTTTATCACCTTGTGCTGCCATCTTCTGTAATAGGTACTCATCTTTAATTGGAGTTAGCCCAATCAATTTTGTAAATGCGCTGTAAAATAATCCTAAACTATGTGGATAACTTCGACTCCACACTTTAGTCATTTCACCGTGAAGCCCTTGCCATATGGTAGCACACTCAAATTCTCCGATCGCATCGAGCACAACAATCGCGCAATGATTAAATGGACTTGTATAATAACCAGCGGCAGCATGACTAGCATGATGAGGAGTATAAAAAACGTTTGCATAGTTAACCCTTATGTTGTTTAAATATCGTTTAGGCAGTACTGACATATCTAATGCTGTAGAATATTGGCCAGCATACACCTGTCTTGCTTTCTTTATCCACGGACGCTCATACCAGAATATACTGTCCGGAGCACCCTGGTGTAGAGCCTCTGTTATAACACTAGCGTCTAGTTCAGTATCTTTACAATGTGTTAATGAAAACAGTCGGTCGTGTTTAAATACGGCTAGACTTGAGCCGTGGTTGAGTGCGTTAATTCCCCATCTTATCATAATTTGTGTTTAACAATAAAAGTGTGATTAGCATTGTAATCGTTTTTCAATTCTAAATTTCTAACAGTCTCATCCATATCTAAAACATCAACTGCTATAGTTTCGTCTTTAACAGGAATCATCTGCATTAACGGAGTTCCTGCAGGTATGTGTAGTTCTCCTGGTCGGCGGTGTACGTTAATAATAGCATTAACTGGATAGTAGTCGCCTTCTGTTAACATTCCATGCACCGCAGTAAATTCAGGTTCATCTGGGTACGGAATAGGCATAAACAATAGCTTCCATCCTTTTGGAACAGCAACAGACCAGGGCGTTGTAATCTTAATTAGTGTTTGTAAACTAGACTCGTGTACTGGAGTAATGTGTGCAGGATCATCTGGAGTAAACCAAGATACTAGTTTCTTATTAAACTGCCTACCTTGTAAATATGTACCAATTCCACTGGGAATAAAAAAATCGAAGTTATTTGCGTCTTTATTGGTATTGATAGTCAGATCGAACCAAGAACGCAATATAACGCCATTTTGCATAATTGGCCTGATTCCTGGGCACTTAGCGGCGCCTGTAACCGCTTGTTTTTGTCCAATTTCTTCAGAAACCTTCTTAAATGCCAATGCCGAGTTTCTAAACCAATTGAAGTTAAAATCCTTTGCAGGAATAATTGGGTACTTCTCTTTTATTTCAGGAAGGCTACAATAGAATTTAATGCGTGGTTTATTAAACATTTTATTTGTAAATGAACGGATCGCGTTTACGTAGTTCTTCTAATCTTTTTTTATATTCTTGATTGTATTTCCATTTTCGATAAGGTGTTAATATCCAATTAAGAATAGTTCTCATATTTCTTCCTTCTTAAACCACTTACGTGATTTTAATTGTATTTTTAAATTATTGCTTTCTTTAGTACTTAGAATAGAATATAGTGTTGCTAATTTTCCGTATAGCTTAACTGCATCGTTAACATCTTTAACGCCCTCTGGCCAATCAGGAAAACTCACACTCCATCCATATTCTAATGCTTGCTCTACCATTCTATATCCGGCATCGTCACGATCAGCTATAACTACAACTTCTCGCTGTAATTGATTTATTAATGCATGTTGGCTAGCACTAATTTCAGCACTCATAACAGCTACTCCATCTACACATATAGCATCAACAGGGCCTTCGGTGACTATGACATATTTACGCTCGTAATGCTGTCTGTCCAAATTAAATACATATCCAGGTTGTTGCTCTGATATATATTTAGGCTTACCTTCGGTTATTTTACGTGCAGTATATCCAACTATACGTTCTTGATAATAAAAAGGAATTATTAATCTATTTTGAAAACCGTCTTCAGGAGTCCAGTGGAATGGATAATCTTCTAAGTATAAGTTTCTCCCCAGCAGGTACTCTATAACCGGTAGTAATTCATCCGGGGGGTTATCTAGAAAATTAACAATAGGCTCAGTGCCCAACGGCATTGCTTTATCTATAAAAACTGGTATTGAACTTTTTTCACCTTGATATGCGCTGTCTTCTTCAAAACGTAGTGCTTCTAAACTACATTTGGTTATAGCATCATCTGGTACGCCTAGCCATTGCATAAGTCGTTTTAGCTTAACTGATACTTTACGTCCCGGTTGCCAGCTTGCTTTGAATCCGCAGTTAAAACAATGATAGCTAACTCCTTCATTGACCATAATACCGCCACGTTGCCTATTGTCAGCACTTGTACCATTATGGTGACAGCAAACCGCATTAAAGCTAACCCAGCCGCTAGGGGTCACTTTGCGTTTTGAAGGAAGGTAAGATTGTACAGTATCTATGATTAAGCTCATAGATACATTTTACTGTCTTACAATAATTTTGTCAATAGTTCCGGTGTGATTAGTTTGATGCAGTTTGTATTTGATTCTTAACCAAACAGTATCATTATCAACAGTATAATTTTTAGTTAGAGTTGTTGTTGTATTGGCTACAACAAAAGTTTCAAGGTCAGTCCATTTGGTTGTAGTGCTGGCAACCCCCGCAGTTGAAGTTTGTACTGTGACATCTGCATCAATTAGATTAGTAAAAAATTCTAAACTAATGCTACCCAAATTAACATTCTCGTTTGGAATCTTAATCACAACTGCATCGCTGTAATAATATCTAAGATTATTAACGGCAGTATCGTCAAGATAGTTAAATGTTTTAATAACTTGTTGAGGAATACCTGTTATAGTAGCATCACCTATAAGATCTATAAAGCCTGTGACTCCGTATTGAGTATCACCGTAGATTACATTTCTAGTTGTATCGTCATTTAGTACATATACTGCATATCTTAGAAATTGAGGTGTTAATGGATCTACAGCCAACGACGGAATATTAAATGTTGCTAGTCCTGGAGTATCAGAATGTTCAACATCTGCTGTATATACTTCTTCTCCTAAATGATCCATTATAAGACACTTTAGCGTTAAGTTAGATACATCAATACGCTTTTGATCTGAATTCTTAATGTCAAGGCTAATGATATTATCATAGCCTTTGTATATTTTTACTTTTCGTTGATACACAATTCTCCACTCCACTGGTGATGAAGCCAAATCAAGATTGATAGCAATCCTGTTTGAATATAAATAACTTGAAATTTTTTGCATTTGGTTAAAGGCCTCACTACTATTTATGGTTAAATTAAGAGAAAACATACAAGAACAATTACCCTTCATAAGTGTATTGCACTACGGCGAGGCCGAATTCGTAGGCATTATAATCAATCAAGATCAATTTGTAACTAGCTTTTACGATCTGTCTATTATCAAAACACCTGAAGAAAAGACAATATTTTTAGATATCGGAGAAGCCTGGTGGTGGGAATCAAATAGACAAATTCCAATCAATATCTTCCTACGTACTGAAATTGCCCCATTTAGATATGCTATTAAAACATTTAATAGTAAGGATGTTAGAATTATACTAGGGCCAATAGTTAATCTAATGAATATGACCCTTAAACGTGTAAAACGTAAAAGTGTACAACTTGTTAGGACGCCTAAAAGTTAACTATACCCATAACTGATCTTCTCGCAGATTAAATTCATCTGTACTACAATAGCCATTGCGTATGCTACTGCATGAGCTTTCTTAAAGAAATACTCATCATTCTCCGGTTTCGTCCAAATCGTCTCCATCACTGAATCCCAATCTTTCCCAATCAGATAACGTTTGGCTGGGCGTATCATTGCCAAAACAGCCGCTAGTTGGAGTATTGATGTCGGCTTCATCTGACGGAGAATATGACCGTGTCCGTTGACGTGAAATAGTAAACTGCTGAAATCGTCCTGCTCTAAAAGGTCCCATAGTGGCTCAGTCTCCATTAAGGTGTTAAGATGATTTTCATCTCGTACATCTTTATATATACTAACGTTCAAAAAATCAAGTTTAAAATAACCTCTTTCTTCTGCCTCTTTGTAGTCTATGTTAGATAAATTATTTACGGGATTGTACGGAATAGGTGTACAATATACGCCAGTATTATGCTTTTTAAAAGTTCCGTTTGTGTCTTTAATAGCCGCTGATATGTGCTTAATATATTTAAGGGCGTGATCTCTATCAGCAAAGTCAATATCAATATCTGGCATTATAAGCTCGATTCTTTAACTATATTTCTTACAAGTTCCATATCAAATTTTTGAGTTTTAAATTTCTTAACCCATACTTGTGGATCAATAATAGTACCAATTGCACTTAATTGATCATCTCTAAAATTTGATAACATTTCTTTTCCACTAGAACAATTTAATATTAACCACGGACTAACTTTACCATCTTTAATATCATACACTGCCCTGTTAGTGCTAACGTATTTAAAATAGTGATTCCATAATGAGTTATTTTCAGTAGCCCATGATTGCATATGAGCAACTGATCGTTCAAGTGCAGTATCTACAGCTTCTGTATGAATTAAATTTAAAACGTATTTTTCATATAGTTCGTCTCTGCACCAATGGTCTAATTTAACACCGCTTCGAACAACCCAGTTAAGAAAATTATCTGGATATAGCGGTTTAGTATTACTAACAAAACTGCCAAACTTAACCATAGCGTTATAATACGGGCTACGGGCAAATTCATCGTAAGTTTTGTCTTGATCAGTTTTTTGAGTTAGTCGATAAAATTTGTTAAAGGTTTGATAACCAATGTGAACATGTTTTTCATCTTTTGCTAAGTACCTACGCTTTTGCTCGCACATGTGTACTGCAAGAGTTTTTTCTTGCATATATTTGTGCCCACAAAATTTACAAACGTAAGGTTTATTCACACTTAATTCTAACATCATTAAAACATTTTAGCAATTTGTTTATCGTCGTAGCCGTGTTGTTGTGCTAATTTTTTTGCGTCAGCAGTTGACATTAATTGACTTAGCATATCAATTTCATCTTGTTTTTTATTAGGATAGATGTCTAATAAAAATTTAGCTAACTTATTATTGCCCTGTTTCTTTTTAAAACCTAGCCATTGATGAAAGAAAATCTTTTGGCTTTCGTGTCCGCACATACACAATAATTGCCATAATAACTTAGGATGCTTTTGTAATATATTCCAATTTTTATTAAAGTACTCATTCACAGAAAGTACATAGTGTTCCTGTATGTCGCGGTTGCTAGAATTTACATTACTAATATATCTATTCAGTATAAAGAATTCTTGCTTGAGACTTTTTCTTTGTTCATCATTAATCTCATCCCACAAGCCCTTGTAATTCATATCAACAGCTGCTAGTTTATCTTTAAGTTCAATTTTTTCACTCATTGTCATCTACCAATGTACCGTTGCTATGTCGCATACGAGCGATTTCAATTTCTTGAAACTTACGTTTTTCTTGTATAGTCAATTCGTTCCATGTTCTACGAGGATTACTACACAGCATACATTTAGGATTTCCGCAATCCATAGCATGGTGTTTTTCTAATCGATGAGGATCTTTAATAGGTACGCCGTGTTCTTTAGCAATTTTAACTTGCTTGTTAACAGCATTTTCATTCTTTTGGAGACGTTTGCTATGATTAAATTTATCTGCTTCGTTGCTCATAGAGGTTTATCCTTACTTAGTCTGTATATCATTATAACACGGTCTAGGGCCTTTTGTAAAGTGATATTGGTCTTTGCTTCTCGCCGAATCTCACCCCAAAGTTTACTATCCATAATATGATCATGCAGTGGTCTGCCGTCATCGGTTCTTGAGTCAAAATTATACCCGATTTCTTTTCGTGTATTAGGGTCAGCACCAGATTCACGAGCGTATACAGTTCCGTCAACTCGTTCATAAATGTAAGTTGTGCCCGGCTTAAGGCTTCCCATTTTACAATATTTTATCTAGTTGAATTATCTCACTATGGCGTGATATTTCTTTAACAACATATGCACATAATGCTTTTGGTTCTTTATTTAATGGAACTGCAAGCAGTTGATTATTCTTCATCTTTGGAAAATACCATTTAACATCATTATAAAAGTTTACAATTTCAATCTTTTTAAATTCTATTCTGAAACCAGTTAAGGGGTTAAAACAAAATGCTTCAAATCCTCTATCATTTAAACTAGTAAGAGGCAATATTTCAATATCACTGGCACTACTACTATCACCTACCGCAATTGACCAATCAATAGGCATAGTGACTTCATCGTTGCCTATTTTTAGTACCATTGCAGGACTATTAAAACTTTCTAAGAAAATTAAAGGCTGAAAGAAAAAGTCAGGAGCATTTGCATCACTGTTATCTAATACAGCAAATCTCATGCTGTCATCTACCTCGTCGGGTAAATTATTCAAGTCAAATGCTTGATTGTCTAAGGTTAGTATTTGCATATTTTTTTATTTTAATTAGTTATAGGCACCCAATGATCTTTCATGTGGGTAGCAATGTCTTCGTCGAATACTACTTTAGTAATTATATCGAACGCAATAGTTATTCTTTCTTGATCATCAGTATGTATATCAGTCCAATGTTCGATCCAATTAGGAAATAATGTAATTTTTCCAGGCTCATTAATTGATGAGTAGTTGTTGTCAGTGTATGGATGTTTATAATATGTATGTGTGTTAGCTTGTTGTATACATATATGTCCGCCTAAATAAGCGTAAGGTGATCCCCAGTGTCTATGTTTGTTAATGCTTTGGCCTTTTCTAAGTACATTTGCCCAGCATTGTAAATAGATAACTTGTTCAGGTGGTAAGCCAATTTCGGATAAAAATTTATCGTGTGTGTTTCGTATAACTAATTTAAGCTCAGTTAGTTCAGGCCACTTTAATAAGTTGTATCGATTCGAACGAGAGGTCATACTGTTTGGGCCAAGTCCTGTCCCCCAATCATCTTCATAAACATATTGTTGGATAATATCTTTTTCGTTTTTTAAAATAACATCAGTAATTTTATTAAGATTTAATCTATCAGATAAATCATCTTCACATAACAAATACTCCCACTGTGCTGCAAATGGGGTTTTATTAGGTGGATTTTTAGCGTGTATTATATTCATTTCCAGTCTATTTTCTCAATTGTGAACGGGTACTTAGCGTCCTTGTAAAACTTCTTACGTTGGGTAAGGTGACGCTTGGCGTACTTACAGGTCGAAGTGACATCCCAGATTTGTACGAAGTCTTTGTCGTCTGCACGTCGAATGCCTCGCCCAATGCTTTGTATAACCCTTGTAAAGCTCTTTCCGGATTCCACCATAACCAGATTAAAAATCCTAGGGATATTAATACCAACAGCGGCCACACCGTAAGTCGCCACAATAATCTTGTTGTCAACAGTCTTAACTTCATCGTATTCACTTTTCCTATCTTTTGTTTTCACTTCTCCTGAAATAAAGACGCTATCTGGAATTTCGTTAACAATGAATTTACCTGTCTCTATTCGATTTACCAGTACTAGAGTGTTGCCACTATTACTAATGCCGTTTATTAATTTTGATATAAAAATCATCCTGTCTTCGTCTGTGACAAGATATTTGTATTCTTCTGCATATGACTTAAACTCAGGTAAGTCAATAAGTTGTGTTATGTTAACATGGCATGCTGATAACACTCCTTGTGCTTGTAATTCGTGTGCGTGTACTTCATGCACACACGGACCTAGACTTGCAAAAATTTGTTCTGCTTCAAAATCTTCTTTAGGAATAGTACCAGTCAATCCCCATCGAATAGGTGCATTATTGAAATTCTGTGTTAGTAAATTTCTTAACACAGTGGCCTTGGCCATGTGTACTTCATCAACCATAATTGTTGTGACGCCATCAAGAAACTCTGCAAGTGTTAGAATATCTTGTTCGTGATTTTTACTCTTTTTGTCAAGAATGTTGAGACTTTGCCATGTGGCAATAGTATGAGTTTTATATAGATCTTTACGATCGCCGTAGTACACACCTACATCTAATCCGCAATTGATAAAGTCTTCTTCTGTTTGTTCCACAAGACTCTTATTAGGTACAATAGTAAATGTGCGACCATATGGTTCACAAATCTTTGCTAGTGTAGCTGTGGTTATTGTTTTGCCAAATCCAGTAGCAATCTCTTGTAAGCATTGTGGATTTTCAAGGAATTTGTTTACTACTTCAACTTGGTCGTCGCGGAGTCTAATTGGTTGTCCTGCAAATCTATGCCCTACTGGCCAACATTGATCTCCCCAAAAGTCTGCTTCAACTCGAGGAAATTGTAAATTAATAGGCGCACGATTATCAACAATGTCTGTTATCTCAACACCACTTTTTTCCAACACTGCTAGAATCTTTGGCAACTGACTTAGGTAGCCATTGCCACCTAATCCAAATAGGGTAATTGCACCATCCCATCGACCTAACTTGTATGCTGGACGATAACGTGCTGTAGGATCTTCATACTTAAAGGTGTTGGCTAGTTTTCTGCGAATTTCAACAGGAAGCCCCTCAACTTTAAGGTTAACTTCGTCTTGAATAATTAATTTACACGATGGCATCTGCACCTCCTAAGGGACGTTTGTCATTGTAGTATACTATCAAATCAACTGCATCGCAATAGACACTGGTTTTATTTGACTTAAAATTATTACTGAAAGAAATAACACTTTTTGGGTACCATTTTGACTTTAATAAGAATTTAGGCAACTTGTTATTGGCAATGCCTGCTACTAGCGTGGTGTCAGTTAGTTGTGCATTATAACCTAATTGACTAATTAGATTATTAAAATTTTTGTTGTGTTCGGAGATATTATCAAATCTAAAGTAGATTCCGGAGTTGGAGTCAAACCCACAATTTTTCAGTGAAATTGCCAATTTTTCAAGATTTTTAAGACACTCCTTAGATTCGTGTCCATTGAAGATCACTAACAGTGGTAGTCGGTCTAGTTCACCTAATGACTTAATAACATCATCAAGAGATGTCTGAGTGCTGTCAATCCACACTCTTGTACTAGGCCTGTTGGCCAGTGCGTTTTTCAGTGAAATTTCTGGATTTTTCTGAAAAATTGAGTATTGAAATCTCTGACGTCGATCGTTGAGTAAAATTAAATTGTCCTCGATGATGCTACCTACTTCATTGATCACTGCTGCCTCTAATTTTTTATCAGTCAATGAAAACACGTTAAACTGTGTATTAGTAGTTTTCAAAATTTCCAAAATTTCACCATAAAATTCCATCAAAATATGGTCAATTTCAAAGCCTTGGTTTTTGAAGGCATTCACTACTAAATGTAAATTCTTTTCAGTCAGTGGTATACTGTATTGCTTGCTATTCACTGCCAGCATTTGACCTTCAACGCTTTTGTTGAGATCACTAATCTGCTGACGCAGGCGTTTATTGTAGGTAAATTCCACCAAAATTCGACTGTTATCTTCTTTAGCAATAAAAATTTTACGAACCTGTTCGATCACTCTAAACGATTGGCTCCATGTTGGAAACTCAATAGGCTGTTGGGCATTAACTACCTTGTTGTTAATAACTTCTAAATTTTCTGTGAATATTTTAATCAGTAATTTTGACTGATTTTCGGTTAAAAAATGGCCGGCGGTTATTTGCTTGGATAAACTGATTAAAATCTTTTTATCTCTATTAGGAATCTGTGATCCTAACTTTTCAATCCCTTGTTGGAACAGCTCTATGAGCAATGCGTCAGTTGTTATCATAAGTTAAGTATACATGAGTATTAATAGAAAGTCAAACATTTAGACAAAAAAATAGGCCCTATAATTATTTAAGGCCTACGGAACACCGTTTGGTGAAATTGATTATAATGTAGCGTCTTCCATGCCTGCTACTCGTAATTTTACAATGTTTGTAATCTGCCATTGTTTTTGATCAAGAGCTTTAGTAATGCCTAACCACTTATTACGTAGTAAGGCAAACTCGTTGATAATTTTCTCAAAGTCAACTACATCAGGCTCGCCTTCTACGTATTTTTCACAATCCCTAGAAGACAACGCCCTTTGATAGTTTTCTAAATATTTTCTAAAATGTTGACTCTTAAGTCGACGCAACTCAATATTCAAATATTCCAAAATTGCTTCAATTTCTTGTAGCTGACCAAATCGTTCTTCCACAATGCCTGGCATCCTAGCGGCGGCTTTTTCGATGTTTCCCGCTATGCGAGCATCTGTTTTTGCTGCCTGTAATTCAACTTCATAGTGAGCCACAGCATCGGGAATATACGATATGTCTTTTGAAACTTTTGTATACCAAGTCATAAATTATTCGTCATCTTCGTAAGAATCTAAATCTTCTTCGTCAAGTTCTTCTTCGTCGCTTGTTTCGTCAAGATAAAAGTCAATAGCATTATCAAGGTCTTCGTCAACGCCACTGGCACCGGCCATGACCTTATCGCTAACGCCGTGATCTGCTAGCAAATCAACATATCGTTCTGCTAACACATCGAGTACTTTTTTGTCAACGTACTCTTTAAATAACATCCAAATATCACCAATATGGTTTTCGTTCATTCTATGATTTCTCCAGTTTCTTCATCAATGGCAAGTTGTACTGTAGGAACTGCTCGAACATTATTAAATTCAAGCATGACTTTGTCAAGGCATCCGTCTTCATTACGTTCCCATTCCTTACGATACATTTTGATTTCTGTACCATCTGTAGAAACGTATTTAAGTCTGTTGCCATCTTTTGTAAGAATACCTTTTGCTTCACACAGGTCAGTAAGCCCACTGTACGGACTCATACCTGTTGCGTAAGGAATCTCAACCTGAACTGATTCAAATGGCTTGGCATAACGTGTTTTCATAATCTTACAGGCTGCACGAATACCGTTGACAGTTGTAGTCTTATTGCCATCTGCGTCTGTTTTCAATTTTAATTTACGCATAGCAATAACAATGCTTGATGCATAGATGAAGCCTTGTCCACCTGAAATCTTGTCGTCAGGATCAAACATATCCTGACTTGCGTATGTGTGATTAGTACAAACTAAACCAACATTATAACTACCAAACATGTTAACACAATTACGAACAAGTGATGTTAGAGCCTTAGGTTTACGACCCATGTCACCTTTCATCTCACCTGCTTCAAACTGGTTAACGTCTGTTGGAGTCAACAACATACCCAAAGAGTCAATTACAAAAAGAACTTTAGGACGAGTTGCTTCATCCATTATTTTATATTCTTTCATAAACTCACTAATGGTTTTTGCTACGTCGTCAATCATAGCCATGTTAAGTTTTAACAACTTTTCTTCGCTAGTATCAACACCTAATGCGTGTAGCCATTTTTCATCAAGAGCGTTTTCACTGTCAACTAGCACTACATAAATGCCTTGTTGTTGTGCGGCTTTGATAAGGTTGCCAGAGCAGATATAGCTCTTGCCAGCGCCTGATTCACCGGCAAGTACTGTGACTTTACCAAGTGGTACGCCTTTGTTAAAGTCTGAACTAATCAGATAGTTTAGAGCATAGTTGCCTGTTGAGATCCAGTCTGTAGGATCATTAAAGCCAACACCTAAGCCATCAATGCTCTTGGTTAGGGTTTTACGGAATTTTGATAAATCGAAGGCTTTTGTAGCCATAGGTATACTCCTTAAAGATGGATAGGGGCCTTAGCCCCTATCATTCGATTACTGCTTATTACGATTGCGAATCATAGCAAGAATGTCTTCTGCACGACCACCACTTGCGGCAGCTGGTGCTGATTCTTGCTTAGGTGCTGAGAATGATTTCTCAGCTGTAGCAACTTCGTCTTCCCAAGGTGCTGACTCTGCGGCAGGTGCTGCCACTGGAGCAGTACGAGCAACTGGAGTTGCCTTAGGCGCAGAGTTAGGATCACCAGTCGCCTGGCCCATACCTGCTGGTTTAAAGTACTGTCCCCAACGTTCCATATCAAATGGTTCGCCATCAACACTTGCTTCAAACATTTCTTTCATTACTTTGACTTCAACGTCAGTTGGCTTCTTAGGCAAGTAATCTTTAAGATTGAACAAGCCATGTGTTTCCAAGTTAGCAGTTTCTGCACTGTCTAAAGGACGAGTACGACGGCTCCACTTACTAGTAGAGTAGTCAGCATAACCACCTTTTGAAGTTTTGATCAACTTGAAGTCAACACCATTGACTGGGTCAGTTGGCATGTCGTCCATTTCTGGATCGAGCAATGCACCTTTAATCAACTGAAAAATCTGTGGACCGATAATGAAACGACGGTTTGCATTTTCAGGACGATTTTCTTCTTTAAGACCGTCTTCAACAACGTATCCTTGGAAGATATATGAACGCTTCTTCCAATACTTACGACCCATATCTTCCAATGAAGGATCTTTAAACCAACCACGTACCTCAGTAAGGATTGGACAAGTTTCGCCATACATTTCCATGCAGGGAACATTAACGGTCACAGACTTAGAGTCAGTAGAACCTTTAACGCCGGCAAATGGCAATTTGATCATTGCACGTTCTACCCAGAAAAATGTATTGTCGGGATTTCCGTCAGGTAAAAAACGGACTGTTGATTCGGAACCTTCTTTCAAGTTCCAGAAAGGGTAAATGGAATTGTCTCCACCGGTACGTTCACCGCCACCTTTTGAATTACCTTCTTGCTCTTTGAGCTTTGCTCTGATTTCAGCTAATGATGCCATGATTATCTCCTATTGTTAGCCTAAGTTTGTTTTGCATTTCTGCTAGTTTTGCCTATATCTACTTTACACCATTGTAAAGTAAAAAAGTGCATATATGTTATTATACGCACTTTTATTTAGCTTTGCAAGAGATATCTTGCTTAAATGTGATTTATTTTTACCAATTATCTAAACATTGCATTAAAGTGTTTGAACATATCGGCAACGTTGGCTTGTGGTTTTTGTAATCCAGATTCTGTAATACCTGCAAGCTGGCGTAATCTTTTGGACTCATAAACTTGTGATAGTTCACTTATAACACCGTGTGCCAATTTGGCTGCATCTTCACCAAATTGTTTTTCGACTGCTAATAATACACCAGTTTCACCTTTAGGGAAATTGCCAGTAGTGTCATCGTACATTGATTTAACAAACTCGACTACTTCGTTTTGCTTGCTAGTACCTTCAAAGAATTCTTCAACATCCATTCCAGCCTTAGTAATAGCTTCACCTAGGCTCATTTCGCCTGAACCAAAGTTGACTATAGTCTCAGCAGTTGCACCAGCTTTCTTTGCTTTAGCAATGGCATCTGCCATCCCTTTCTTAGCTAGATGACGTGCTTTATGCTTAACCGGATTGCCGTATTGATCTTTATCATTTTCACCTTTCTTAGTGTAAGGGCCGTCAAACGGTGGATCTTCTTTTTCTTCTGCTACAGGAGCAGGCTCTGCCGCAACAGGTTCAGCTGGGGGTGCTTCCGGAGCAGGCTCTGCCGCAACAGGTTCAGCTGGGGGTGCTTCCGGAGCAGGCTCAGTAGGTGCAGGTGTAGTACTATCAAAATTGATCTTACTAGCAATATCTGTACCATTTTCTTCGTCGTGCTTTTCTAAATAACTCTTTAAAAATTCTCTAATGTCCATTTCAGGATTTACTTTACCTAATTGCTTGATTGCATCTGTAAATTCTTGATCGTCAATTACACCTTTCAGGCTTTGGATAGCATTGGTACCATCTACTCCTGCTGGAAATTCTTGTGCAATTAGTTGGTTTAATGTTTGTATAGATGCGCTTTGACTTTCTTCATCTGTGTTAAACAAATCACTTTCTTCTCTCATAATGTTGTCTAAA